CCCCCGACCCTGCGGGAGCAGGCGCTGGCGGTGGTGGAACAAGCGCACCAAGAGGGCAACTACCTGGATTCGTCGGACGTCGCTCTCATCCGCGAGGCCCTGCTACAGGAGGGCTCCGATGACTGACACCGAGAAGCTCAACTGGCTGCGTAAGCGAGCGCACCAGAACACCGCAGACGACTGGTACGGCAACGGCGGCCACTGGTTCATTGGCTTCTTCAGCGAGGACAGCCGCCTGTCCTTTGATGAGGCGATCGAGTCTGCGGCCGAGGAGGCCCACTAACAACCACCACCAACAATGACCACCTCCACCAAACCCCAGCAGCCTCCCTGATTCGCTGTTGGGCAACTTCGTTTTACCACCCAATTCCACAACAATGGCATCTTTTACTATTCCCGAAAAACTCTCTGCTTCTCAGATCAAGAAACTCTCCGAGAAGGAGGCAGCCAAGCTCACCGCTCAGGTCGAAAAGATCGTCGCCAAAGGCCATCTGATTGACGACATCGACACCGATTACCCTGAGGATGATCGCCGCATCTTCCAAATCCCTGTCTTCCACTATGAGGCCGACGTTACCGGCTTCTCGGTGCGCCGCCGCTCCTCTGGCGTGGTAATTCGCGGTGAGCGTGGCCAAGCCGCCAAGGTGCTCAAGGAGGCCAAGGCGGTCGTCAAGGGCCTCAATGCTGGCCAATCCTACCCCGCTGTGGTGTCCGTCCCCACGGGTCGTCCGAAGGGTCGTCCCAAGCTGGTTGCTGCCTGATGAAGGTTACCAGCCGCTACATCCTGAATCAGGTCGATACCAACCTCAACTGGTGCATCCAAGCGCTACAGGCCCTGCCTGGCAGCCGTGAGGTGTCACTGACCATCACCAAGCTGCAGGAGGCTCTCATGTGGTCTGACCATGTGTCCACCAGCAAGACGGACGCCATCGACCTCCCCGACTAACCGCGACTACCACCCCCACTGTGCTACCGTTTCCGGGTCGCCAGCGGTTCGGCTCCCACTGAGTCTCATCGCTGGAATCCCCACGCGGATGTGGCGGAATTGGTAGACGCGCTAGTTTCAGGTTCAAAGGCGACTTTCATTGCTTAATGGAATGGCCGGGGTTCAACTCCCGGCTTTCCTTTTGCAGACAGGGATCCACTCAGCAATGGTCGTAATCACCGCTTCTAACGCGCATTTCTGCGTGAGACTCTGATCCACTTAGCAATCACCAATGTTAACTCCTGCTCAAATCGATGAGCAATACGATCTTGAACGAGAGGCAATCCGATGCGGCATCGAGAACCTTCGCGACAACACACGCAAGCTGGAGAAGAAAACCTACGCTTCTTCATCCGTTTATGGTAAGGCATCCATTCAAGAGTTGATGCCTCCCTTGGTGGAGATGATTGAGGCTACTGCGTTCATGATCCGGGAGGGTAAAAATGGTCCCGTGTTTAAGGAACTTCACAAGTATCTTTCCCAGGTTGATACAGAATCTGCAGCCTTGATCGCCCTCAAAGTGCTGTTCGACAACGCATTCTCCCACCATGAGTCTGATAAGCGAGTTGTTCACATAGCTGCAGCCATCGGCTCAGCCATCGAAGCGGAATGCCAAATTCGCTTCTATGAACAGAACCACCCTGAGATACTCAGCACCATCAAGAAGTTCTATTGGCACGCTTCTGCTGGTACAGATCAACGGCTTCGGGTGACGAAGTTGATGATGAACAGACGAGATGTCAGTTGGGATAGCTGGCCCAGAGTCGCAAGAGTGAAGCTTGGTGTTTGGTTATTGGACTGCATCCTAGATATTAGTGGGTGGTTTCAAAGAGATGTTAGGTTGAGCGGAAGGCGGCGTGAGATGTACCTCATCCCGACTCCAGCTTACATGGAGATCCGAGAATCTCTCATGCAGAATGCAGAGCTATTTGCTCCGCTTGCCTGGCCCATGATCATCCCTCCCAAGGACTGGAGTCACGATCAACATGGCGGCTACTTACTGAACGAGGTGATGCGTGGACACTCTCTGATCCGCTTGCGCCGCAAGGAGTCTGACGATAGGACATGTATGCTGGGGGAGGAGCCGCTCAAGTTCCTCAACACCCTGCAGAAGGTGGCCTATTCCCTCAACCCGTTCGTGGTCGAGGTGGCAGAGACCCTGATGGAGCAGAGGATCCCTGTCGGCAAGTTCATCCCGTTCTACGAGATCCCACTTCCACCCAAACCGTGGGACATCGAGACCAATGAGGAAGCTCGACACAGCTACCGCAGGGCTGCTGCTGAGGTGATGAACAGGAATGCCCATATCGTCCGGTTGTCCTGCAGGACCCGGAAGACCATGGATCTAGTTGGCCGGTTCAAGAACCGCGACCAGTTCTACATCCCATGGTCCTTCGATTACAGAGGCAGATGCTACCCAATTCCCGCCTACTTGACTCCTCAGGATACCGACTTTGGCAAGAGTCTTCTACGCTTTGCTCAGGGTTCTCTCCTGACTGATGAGGCAGAGCAGTGGCTGGCCTTCCAGGTCGCAACCACTTATGGCCTGGACAAGGCAACTTTACAGGAGCGGCAGGAGTGGGTGGCAGTCAACCATAGCCTCATTAGTCGTGTTGCAACAGATCCACTAGGCAACCGACCTGATTGGGAGGCCGCTGAGGAGCCCTGGCAGTTCCTGGCAGCTTGCGAGGAGTATCACGCTTGTGTGATCACCTGTGAGCGTCAGTTCACCCAGCTTCCTGTGGCTGTCGATGCAACCTGCTCAGGTCTTCAGATCCTTGCGGGCCTGGCCAGAGACATGAGCACTGCTCGGCTGGTGAATGTGTTCCCTGGAGATCAACCTCAGGATGCCTACAAGGCTGTCGCTGAGGAGGCAAGGACTCTCCTACCTGAGCGTCTGGCTCCGCTGCTCGATCGCAAGGTCACGAAGCGGACGGTGATGACCATCCCCTACAACGCAAAGCCGTACAGCAACCGCCAGTACATCCGTGATGCGTTGAAGGAAAAAGGGGCCGAATTCACGGCTGAGGATCTCAAGCAGATCACCAAAGCAGTGATTACCTCCATGAACAAGATCGTCCCAGGCCCTATGGCCGTTATGAAGTGGATCAACGATCAAGTTAAGGAGGCTCTCAAGCAGGGTAAGGAGGAACTTGAGTGGACAACCCCCTCAAAGTTTGTAGTCCGACAGAGGCTGATGAAGCCAAACATTGTTACAGTCAAGCTGCAGCTACTAGGTAATTGCAAGTTGACTGTTGCTGATGGAGAGACTGATGAGGTGGACAAAAACAGACACAAAGCAGCTACTGCCCCAAACCTGATCCACTCTCTCGATGCAAGTCTTCTACATCTAGCCTTCCAAAACTTCAACGCTCCATTCACCGTCATCCACGACAGTGTTCTGTGCAGAGCTACCGACATGGGTGTACTCAACTGCATCCTCAGAGATACCTACTGCAGGATCTTTGCTGAAGGGGATTACCTGACGGAGTTCGCCCAACAGATCGAGGCTACTGAGCCTCCTCCCATCATTGGGGACTTCAACCCTGAAGAAGTCCTCGACTCTACATACTTTTTCTGTTAACCAATCCACATGGCACCCAAAATCCACAAGACGGCTGACCCTGTACTTCTTGACGGCTTCCAGGCAATCCTCAAGCCCTCTGAGTTCGGCTATACCCTGACTGCAATCCTTACTAATGCAGAACTGATTGAGACTCTTGAGCATGAACGCGAAGAGATCATCACTGCCCTGAAGGCAAAACTCAAGAACCCCAAGCGTGCTGTTCTCAAGCCCGAACCCTGGGAGGAAGTAGCGGAGGGTCAGTACAAGCTCAAGTTTGGTTGGGATGCAAAGACCAAGCCTACCGTTGTAGACAGTGAAGGGACTCTCATCACTGACGAGCGGATCCCGATTTACTCTGGAAGTAAGGTTCGTCTGGCCTTTGTTCAGAAGGGGTACATTCTCAAGGATGGTATCACCTATGGTACCAGCACCAAGCTTAGTGGCATCCAGGTGATCAGCATTGCAGCTAATCCCAGTGTTCCACCTCTCAGTAGTGAGGAAGCTAAGGATCTCTTCGGAGTGTACGAGGGTGGGTTCTCTGCGGATGACATTCCTCCTGCAGATGTTGATAACGATGCTGAGGAAGAAGAGAGTACCGAGGACATTGAGTTCTGATGGCCGGTTACCGATCAGCTCTTGAAGGAAGGGTAGCCGACCTTCTTGAGCATCATCGGGTCAACTACGAGTACGAGACAGTCCAGCTTCCTTACGTCCTGGAATGCAAGTACAAGCCTGACTTCATCCTACCCAATGGAATTTACCTGGAGGTGAAAGGCTACTTGGATGCAGATGATAAGAGGAAGATGGTTGCCGTCAAGAAGGCACACCCAGAACTAGATATTCGTTTCGTATTCCAAGGACCCTTCAAGACCATTCCACGGACCAAGATGACTCACGCCCAGTGGGCTGAGAAGCATGGATTCCCGTGGTGTCATTACCAAAACATTCCACTGTCATGGCTAAAGTCTCCTTCAACTTCTACGACGACGACGGCAGTCGAATCTCCCATCAACTAAGAGGAGATCAAGTCCTCCGCGCCGACTATCAGATCGATCGATTCCTTGAGTTTCTCCTCGGCCAGGGTTTCGACTCAGTAGATATCTTCCATCATCTGGACACTCTAGTGAATGAGTACGACGAGGATAATCCAGGAAAGCTTGATGGAGAATTCTGCTTCTGAGTTTCTCTACCACACCGACTGTTCCAACTGCGGATCCTCTGACGCCGGCTCTATCTATAGCGATGGTCACTTCTACTGCCACCGCTGTGGGCACTACGAGCCAGGTGAAGGAGAGACCCGATCCACCCATCGAACCATGACCTATGTCCAAGTCCAAGGTGAAGCGGTACGGCTCGCAAAGCGTAAAATCAAAGCAGAAACCTGCCGAAAATTCCAATGCTTCAAGGACGGTGAACTTCTACGCTTCTATTACAAGGACCGCACGGGATCTATTGTTGGCGCAAAGGTAAAGACTGTAGACAAGGATTTCTCCTGGGAGGGATCCAACAAGGACAAGCTGCTCTATGGCCAGTGGCTGTGGTCAAACGGTGGTAAAGGCTCAGACAAGTTTGAGAAGAAGGTGATCATCACCGAGGGTGAACTGGATGCTATGTCCGTTCATGAGGTCTTTCCAAACTGGCCTGTGGTTTCCCTACCCAATGGTGCCCAGACTGCCAAGAAGGCCATCCAGGCTCAGCTTGAGTGGCTTCAGGAGTTTGAATACGTCATCCTCTTCTTCGATAACGATGAGGCTGGACGGCAGGCCATCGAGCAGGCTGCTGCAGTGTTGCCTACTGGTCGGGTCAAGGTCGCCAAGATCGACCCACAGTACAAGGATGCTTCGGATGCACTCCAGGCTACCGATTCCAAGGCGATCAGCAGTGCGATCTGGAATGCAGAATTCTGGGTTCCTGGTGGCATTGTCGCTGCACGTGACTTGCTGCAGGTCATCACCACACCTAACCCCCCATGTGAGTTCCACTACCCATGGACGGGGTTGGATAACAAGCTCCACGGCATTCGCTATGGAGAGTTGGTGACGTTCACAGCAGGCTCTGGCATCGGCAAGAGTTCGATCTGCCGTGAGTTGGCTGTACACCTTCTGAACGAAGGAGCCAAGGTTGGTTACCTCGCATTGGAGGAATCTAATCAGAGGACCGCTAAGGGTCTGATGTCAGTCCATGATCAACGCCCGTATCACATTGGTGATCACTCCGCAGAGGAGTTGAAGGCTGCATTCGATCGCTCGATTTCCAACTGGGATCTCCACTTGTTTGACGGCTTTGGCTCGTACGACCCAGAGTTGATCTACAAGAAGATTGAGTACATGGCCTTGGGCCTGGACACCAAGATTGTATTCCTTGATCACCTCTCGATCCTTCTTTCGGGTCTGGATGGGGATGAGCGGAGAATGATTGACATGACGATGACGAAGCTCCGCAGCTTGGTAGAGCGGACAGGAATCACCATGTTCCTTGTCTCTCACCTCAAGCGCACCAGCGGAGATCAGAACCATGAAGAAGGGGCCAGGGTGACACTTGGTCAGCTTCGGGGCTCTGCAGCCATCGCACAGCTCTCTGATGCAGTTGTCGCCCTGGAGCGTGATCAACAGAACGACGATGGCACCACCGTCCGGGTCCTAAAAAACCGCCTCACCGGGGAAGTCGGCCCAGCTTGCACCCTGCAGTACAGCCTGGCCACATGTCGATACCGGGAGGAAGAAGCCGAACCGCTATTTGACTCATTCAATCCATCCACCACTGATTTCTAATGGCTCTCGTTGAAATTACCCCGGTACTCGCCAGCCTGCTCATCAAGCATAACTTTGGGTCAAACTTCGACTTTGAACTTGTTGGGTCTCTGGTTACAAGTAGTTCCCCAATAAGGGCGAATGATGTTGACTTCATCGTCAGAAAGAATGACTTCACAAATCTACTCATAGGTTTTGACTGGAAGGAATCTGAGTATTTTGAAGGTGAGTCCTACAAAATCATAGTAGGGGGTATTCCCTTCAATGCAGTTGTGCTGGATGAGCCTAGGTACTCTCAATGGAAATGGGCAGCAGATCAACTGAAACTCCCAACCACTCCTGCGTACCTCAAACCATTTAATAAAACTGACCGTCTCGCGGTATGGGAGTGGCTTGTCTCAATCGCCCCAGTTGTGACTACATGAAGCTCATCTTCGACATCGAAACTGACGGCCTCTATCACGACACATCCACCATCCACTGTGTTACTCTCCACGACCTCGATACTGATGAAACTCTGGTCTTCAATGATCAGGGTTCTCGCCATCCTATCTCTACTGCTGTCAGTCTCCTCGACTCTGCTGAGTGGGTGATTGGCCACAACATCATCAACTACGACATTCCTGTAATCAGGAAGTTCTACCCATGGTTCAACGTTGATGGTAGGGGCCTCGATACTCTGCTTCTGTCAAGGCTGAAATTTCCCAACCTCCTGGAGAAGGACTCTGCAACAAAGCCAAGGGGTATGCCCCCGAAGCTCTATGGCCGGCACTCTCTAGAGGCGTGGGGTTATCGCCTGGGGATCAAGAAAGATGACTTTGGCAAAACCACCGACTGGAAGGAATGGTCACCTGAAATGGAGGACTACAACATCCAAGATGTCCACGTTACCTTGAGCTTATGGCAACGCTTCCGCAAGACCTATCCTGGATTGCCTTAGAGCATCGGGTAGCTGAGATACTCACGCAGCAGGAGATCTACGGTTGGGCATTCAATGAACGGCTAGCTCAAGAGCTACATACCGAATTGAGTGCTGAACTGTTGGACACTCAGGAAGAAGTCATCAGCCGATTCCCCTTTATTCCTGGTCCGGTTTTCACTCCCGCAAAGGATAACAAAACCAAGGGCTACGTTAAGGGTGCAGCGATGACCAGGCTGAAGGACTTCAATCCTACCAGCAGGGATCACATCGCTTATATCCTGAAGACGTTTGATGGGTGGAAGCCCAGAAAGGTGACGGAGAAAGGAAAGGTCCAGGTTGATGAGGTCACTCTCAAAGACCACGGCACAGATCTGGCTCTCCAGTTCTTCAGGATGCTAGAGCTTACCAAGCAGCTTGGGATGCTATCCAACGGCCAGAACGGATGGCTTCGGCTGGTCAGGGATGGTCGAATCCATCACCACTGTGAGGTAGGAGCGGCCACACACCGCTGCGCTCACCGCAACCCCAACCTGGCCCAGGTCCCCAGCGACCTCCGCTTCAGGAGGCTATTCCAGGCCAGTAAGGGGATGGTCATGGTGGGGGCAGACCTGAGTGGGATCGAGCTTCGGATGCTGGCCCACTACCTGGCTGCCTATGACGATGGCCGCTATGCCGACATCCTTCTCAACGATGATATCCATCAGGTGAATGCTGACAAGATCGGCATATCCAGGAAGCTCGTTAAAACAGTCACCTACGCATTCCTCTATGGGGCTGGTGATGAGAAGATCGGTCGTAGTTATGACCCACTACTACCTCCTGCTAAAGCTAAGGCCAAGGGGGCAGAAATTCGTCAAGCCTACATGGATGCTATCGACGGCTTGGAAAACCTCGTCAAGGGTGTCAAGGCTGCAGCCAAGGATAGGGGCTGGATCAAGGCAATCGACGGTCGTCAGATCAAGGTCGATTCCCAACACAAAGCTCTGAACTATCTCCTCCAGTCAAGCGCTGGGGTGGTGGCGAAGAGATGGATGGTTTTCACCCATAACAACATGAGTGGGGATCTTGGGGTAACCGGCCACCAACTTGCATTCGTCCACGATGAATTGCAGTTTGAGTGCGATCCTGCGGACTCCAACAACCTAGGGTCCATCCTCTGCACCTCTGCTGAAGCCGCTGGGCGTTTCTATAACATCCGCCTCCCCATTGCCGCTGAATCCAAGATCGGCCCCACCTGGGCTGATGTCCACTAATCAATCCACCCATGAGTAGTAGAAACGAAACGCTAAGTCAGCAGTTCGCTGACATGGTGTTCCTGAACGAGTCACTCGGAGAGAAGGTAGTAGCCCTAGATAGGGACATTGAAGAGTTCAAGCGGAGTGTCACTGCTCAGCTAAGTGCTCAACTATCCGAACTTGCTGCACGGATCCGACTGCTTGAGCAGGGCCACAAGCCTGATCGGATCTACGTTCTTGACAACTAATCAATCCACCTATGAATTACCTGAGCGATCCATCCGCACCACTTGATGCTGAGGTTCATACTTTTGAGAGGAGGCTCTTGTCCACAAACTGTCTTGTCCATGAATTAGGTTTTGAATGGTTTGATGAGCGGGACATCTATGCTCGACTCCGTTGTCAGTTGACGGCCTATCTGACCGCCAGGGAGTTGAAGTCCCAGAAGGTTGAGATCCCAGCCAGTCTGCGAGAGCACATCAAGCTCAAGGTCTACACCCAGTTTCCCAAGCTCACCAAGCCTCTGCAGAACCGTTTCCCGGTGAAGTGGCGAGACATCATGCCGAAGGTGATTCAAGCCATCGACATCCCGATCTTGTCTGGACACCAAACACAACTTTATGTTATGGAGCCTTTCAAGTTTTGAGCCTACTGATTGATGCCGACTTCATCCTTTACAAGAATGCTGCAGCGTGCGAGGTTGACCTTGACTACGGTGATGATGTTGTCGTTGTCCAAAGTCGGTTCAGCGATCTGCAGCGGAACCTCATCCGTGAGTTGGACAAGATCCATGCTGAGCTTGATTCTTACTCCGATCGTCTGATCCTCTTCTTCTCGGACAGCGAGAACTTCCGAAAGGAGATCTACCCTGAATACAAAGGGCACCGTAATCGCAAGAAGCCTTGTGGATATAGGCGGGCGATCAACTGGCTCAAGACAATCTACGATGTAGAGATCTACCCAACATTGGAGGCTGATGATGCACTAGGCATCTACCAGACTTCTGACCCTGAGGCAGATCACATCATCGTCTCTCCAGATAAGGACATGCGCCAGATTCCTGGCAAGCTGTATGACCTCCAAGAGCTGGTCACCATTACTCCCGAAGCTGGGGCTACGTGGCATCTGATCCAGACTCTTGCTGGAGACCAGACTGACGGCTATGCCGGCTGCCCAGGCATTGGTGTCAAGAAAGCGGAAGCTCTCTTTGCCAAGCATGGCGAAAGCTGGAAAACAGTAGTGAAGGCATTTGAGCAGGCCGGCCTCACTGAGGAGACTGCTCTGCTCAATGCTCGCCTTGCCCGTATCCTCCAATCCGCCGATTATGACCGAAGCACTGGAACCGTCCGACTCTGGACTCCCCATTGATGACGAATATAAGGATCTTGAGCTGACTCTCGCACAGCAGTTTGAGATGAACAAGCTGTCGCGCATGGTTGATAGTTGCCAGGATCCTGCAAAGCTGCGTGAGCTTACCCACAAGCTACTGAAAGCCTGGTTTGTCCAGAAGGCCGCAGTTGCTTACGTGATGAAGCAGAAACTAGACGAATTCTCTCCACTCCTACCTATTGATGAAGAGTCCTGAACACTACGGTGGCAATTGGGCCATAGGTGACTTCATTCGTGATCAACGACTGAACTTCCACCTTGGCAACGCCATCAAATACATCTGCCGTGCTGGTAAGAAAGGCAGCAAGGTTGAAGATCTCAAGAAGGCCATCCACTACCTAGAAAATGAACTTGAACATGCAGTCCGCTCATCAGAAAGCAGCACAGATCGATCGATTCTTTTTCGAGGGCCAGTCGATGGACCCCTTGATGGCCTCTGCGAAGGAATTCCGAACCCTATTCGACCTGCCTCAGGGTTTGACTACGGATTCACTCCGTCTTCAGCTCTCCTTAATCTCTGAAGAAGCAAAGGAAGTCAAGGAGGCTGTCGATGATCTTGATGAGAGGGTTGGCCATCAATCTGATCATCGCGCCCGCAAGGCACACCTCCTGAAGGAACTGGCTGATCTGGTCTATGTCTGCTATCAGATGGCTGCTGCATTCGGCTGGGATCTGACAGAAGCCTACTCACGGGTCCATGCTTCAAATCTAACCAAGCTTGATTCTAATGGAAAGCCAATCCTCCGTGAGGATGGGAAGATCTTGAAAGGTCCCAACTACCTTGAACCCAGCCTTGAGGATTTGGTATGAGCAAGAAATACTTGAATATGTCTCTTGATGAGGCAGTAAACTCAAACCGTGTATGTCGTATTTGTGAGGGAAATATCTGCGGAGAAGCACTCCGTCTAGATACGAGGGCTGCTGGCAAATACCTTCACCTCTTCTTCCATCCTAACTGCTTGAAACATGCCTCAACTGAACTCACCTAATACTTCACCTATTGTCCGTACTGGTCGTGTTCAAAATTGGATTGACAACCCTGAATCACGTCTGCCAGTTTCCTGTACGGTCTTCGTAGTCGAAGATGAAATGGAAGGTCCCAATGGAATTGAAGCATCCTGGCGATTTGTATCACACGCTCTTAGATATGGAGCGGGTGTTGCAGTACACCTGTCTAACCTGCGACCCAAGGGATCTGAAAACGGCAAGGGCCTTGTTGCTTCAGGTCCAGTCAGCTTTGCCAAAATCTACAGCAGCCTCAACGAGATCCTCCGGCGTGGAGGAGTCTACAAGAACGGAGCAGTTGTCCTTCATCTAGACATCAATCACCCTGACATTCTTGAGTTCGTTGAAGCTGATCGCTCAGAGCTTCCCTGGGTAAAACGTTGTGTGGATCTCGACAGCAACCTATGGGACGCTGCAGATCAAGAGGTTCGTGATGCCATCATCGCTGGTATCAAGCGGGGTGACATCTGGTTGAACAAAATCAAGTTCGATCAAAACGGTGATCGCATCTATGGCAACGTCTGCCTAGAGGTCTACCTCAAGCACCGTGGGACTTGTCTGCTTCAGCATGTGAACCTCGGAGCAGTGACCATCGATGAGCTTGTGCCTGCCTTCAAGCAAGGTATGCAAGAGCTTATCGACCTTCATTCTCGCACAGGAGTGGGGGACACCGGAGAGTACCTGGACCCCATTGAGGATCGCCAGGTGGGTCTGGGTGTGCTGGGCTTGGCCAACTTCCTGGCTCAGAACGGTGTCACGTACCGAGAGCTTGGGGATGCGTTTGACTCTTTCTTTGAGGTCGAGCCATCGATCACCACTGCTGACCGTATCGTTGATCAGTTGGCCCGTGCCATTGGTGCAGCAGCCCACATTGCTAGAAGGGCAGAGATGGATCGAGCATTCGCCATCGCCCCTACAGCCTCCTGCAGCTACCGCAGCAAAGACCTTCGTGGAAACACGTGCGCTCCTGAGATCGCTCCCCCAATCTCCCGTGATGTAGATCGTGACTCTGGCACCTTTGGTGTGCAGACCTACTCGTACGGAGATGTTGAAATTGCCTCTGAGGTTGGTTGGGATGATTACTTCCGGGTGGTCAACGGTATTGTTCAGCTTTATGAAAGTACGGGACTCTTCCACGGCTACAGCTTCAACTCCTGGAGCGATGTAGTCAGCTATGACGAAGAGTTCGTTGAGGAGTGGCTGCTGTCTCCCCAGACAAGTCTCTACTACTCTCTTCAGGTGATGGGTGACACTCAGGACAAGAGCAGTGCTATGGCTGCCTTGGGTTCTGATGCTGATACCCTGCTTCATGACATCCTTTTTCCACCTTTGACTGATGAAGAGGTAGCGGCTGGGAGGGTAATTAAATCTGAGCCCTCTCAGCCACACCTTGACATTAAGTGCATTGGTTGCGAAGAATGACCACCCCCTATGACAAGCTGCTTGCCCGTAAACGTAGTTGGACACCAGTTCGTCCTACAGCAGGCAGCCTGAAACCGGGCTCGGAAGAGACAATCTTCCGGGCTCTTTCCCTTCGTCAACTGGAGCTTCCTGTTGGCGGATTCATCCGTGAAGCTACCTGCAAAGATGTCCCTGCTGCAAGCCTCACTCTTCTACAGTCGAACATTCTCGATGAGCAGAAACACGACCTTGCCCTTGGTTTCGTTGCTGATTCCCTTGGCACTGACCCTCAAGCTGAGGCTGAGGCCGCACGGCTCACACAAGCATGGATTGATCACCCAGACCACACCGTACTCAAGGCTATGGTCTTGGAAAGATCGATCTTCTTTGTCCTGCTCCCATTCTTCCGATTCAACGGTGATGCCGGTCTGCGGACCGTAAGTGCCGACATCAGTAGAGACGAGCAGGTACACGTTGCCGCAAACTCTCTTGTCTGCAAAGAGTTGGGCCTCACTGTAAGTCGATCTCTTGATACCCTCCGAAAGGCCACCGTTCAGTGGGTCTTCCAGAATCTAGGGAAGTCAGACAACAAATTCCTAGATCGTCAGTTCTGGCTTGACCAGAGTGACTCCCTGATGTACTCAGGGAAGGCAGATGGTCTGATTGATACTAAGCGGGCCAGGATGCCTGCCTTCTTTGAACATAGTAACACCAACCTTCCACAGTATGACTAACCCCGAACTCAGCACTCAGGATGTCCTTGGCCCCATCAGCCTTGGACTGACAACCGACAAACTTCTGACCGAATTGGAGGAGGTCTTTCCCGAGCAATCTCCACAGTTCAACGAGAAGTACGAGAAGCTGATGTGGCGCGGAGGTCAACGTGACGTAGTTCGGTGGATCCGATCTCGACTCATGGAGGAGTCCGTACAAGATGACACTAGCCCTACTTAACTACCTAAAGGGAGGTAATAAAGGAGACACTCGTTCTCTAGGTGACTTCCTTAAAATCAATACCGCTGCTAATAGCGAAGCCAAGAAATACGAAGAGTTCGCCAAGAAAGTTCGCAGGGGTGAGGGCTTCGGCAATGCTGAAGTTCAGCGAGCTATTCAGGCCGGTTATACAATGGATGACGTCAATGGTTATCTCAAGTGGACTGGCCTGACCCCTAAAGGGGACTTTGCTGTTGGTGGGTATAACGTCGAGGATACTACTGGGTTCGGTCCAAGTGGTACAAAAGATTCTAGACTAGCGTCTGACTCTAGTAGATCTGAATACTACAGGTTCGTTGGACCCCAACCATCGACTGCACCTGCCCAACAGCCTAGCTCTAGCAATATCTCTACACCGACTCCCACTGCAACCCAGTCCACAAGTCCACTGAATCCAGAGCTGGCAATCAGCCCCAATGATATGAACTTTGGGGACAGTATCCGGGTTACAGGTGAGAACCTTGGGATCAAAGCCAAACGTTCCCGTGCCCAAATCAGTAGGAGTACAAGTAAGGGAACTTCGCGGCTAACCATTCCTAGATCATCTGGGGCATCCTCTCTGAACATGGGGCTCTGAGATGACAGCAAAAACTAGATACGACTTCCTTGCATCATACAGGGAAAACTTTCTCAGCACTGCCATTGAGTGTGCAGAGCTTACCATCCCACATCTGATCCAAGAAGATCAATATCGAGCTAGAGGCAACCACCTCAAACTCAAGACTCCCTGGCAGAGCGTAGGGGCTAAGGGTGTGGTCACGCTTGCATCCAAGTTGATGCTGGCCCTTCTTCCACCACAGACCAGCTTCTTCAAGCTGCAGATGAATGATTCCAAACTTGGAGAGGATATTCCACCTGAAATCCGCTCTGAACTGGACAGCAGCTTCTCCAAAATGGAGAGGCAGGTCATGGAGTCCATTGCAGCTTCTAGTGATCGAGTCATTGTTCACCAAGCAATCAAGCATCTTGTGGTTGGCGGCAACGGTGTCCTCTATACGCCGAAGGACGTCAACATGCAGTTCTTTCCACTCAACCGTTATGTTGTAGACCGTGATGGTAACGGCACCTGGGTTGAGTTGATTATCAAGGAACTCATCAGCAAAGAACTCCTTGAAGCTGAAGGTTACATCGCTGATGAGGACTCCTACCGAAAAGAACGTAGGGAAGCTTCAGAGCCTGACGATGACCAGGAGGGCACCGATGATGAGGATGTGGAGGTCTACACCCATGTCCGTCGTGTGGACCACAAGCATGTATGGCATCAGGAGATTGATGGGAAGGTTGTGAAGGGGAGCCGGATGAGTTCCCCGGTTGATACTTCTCCATGGATCGTGCTCCGATTCAACGTCGTTGATGGAGAGAGCTACGGTCGTGGTCGGGTAGAAGAATTCCTGGGAGACCTGAAATCCCTGGATGCCCTGAGCCAGGCCATGGTCGAGGGATCTGCAATCGCAGCCAAAGTGATTTATCTACTGAATCCAGGCTCAACTGTGAAGCCAGCAACAGTGGCTGCTGCGCCGAACGGTGGCGTGATTCTAGGCAAGGAAGGTGATCTTGTCCCAGTCCAGGTAGGCAAAGCCATGGACTTCAGGACTGCTCAAGAGATGATCGTTCAATTGACTCAACGAATCTCTGAAGCGTTCTTGGTTATGAACGTCCGTAACTCCGAACGCACAACTGCGGAAGAGGTGCGAATGACTCAGCTTGAACTGGAGCAACAACTTGGCGGTCTATTCTCTCTACTCACTGTAGAGTTTCTTGTTCCTTATCTAAATCGCAAGCTGCACGTACTGCAGAAAAACCAGGATATTCAGAAAATTCCCAAAGATCTTGTTCGTCCCACCATTGTCGCTGGCATCAACGCTCTTGGTCGTGGACAGGACGCTGAGAGTCTCACACGCTTTGTAGGTACGGTAGCTCAAGTGTTTGGGCCTGAAGCCCTGCAGAAGTTTGTTGATCCACTGGAGGCAATCAAGCGTCTGGCTGCAGCACAGGGCATCGACATTCTCAACCTTGTCAGGACGCCTCAGCAGGTTGAGCAGCAGGTTGCTCAAGCTATGGGTATGCAGAAAGAGATGTCTCTCGTAGACCAGACTGCTGCATTGGCAAGTTCACCTCTAATGGATCCATCTAAAAACCCACAACTCGCAAATGGAGAATCAAGTCCCAACCAAGCCGGCCAAGAACAAGCGGCAGTTCCGACCCCTGCCTAATGAGGCTCCCACTGTTGATGCTGCTGAAGTAGCCACCCCTACCAGCCTCGACACAACTGAGGAGACCAACAAGTACGCACGTCGTACCAAGATTGGTCGCCCAACAATCGGCCGCAGTCCTAACTATGTAGAGACTGTTGGCCTTGGTAAACTTCGTGTATTAACCACCAATGGCATTCAATCTGACGTACGACCCGAATGAGGATCCTGAGGTTCAGGATACCATCAACCAAGCTGAGAGTGAAGCTCTGGAGGTTGGCGAGCGGATGGCTGAAGCGCAGAGCGAGTTACTTGCTGGCAAGTATCAATCTGCTGCTGAGCTTGAGGCTGCCTATCTGGAACTTCAATCTGCCTTCAGTAAAAAGAATCAGCAGTCTGAAAAGAATCAGCAGTCTGAAAAGGATCAGCAGCCTGAAGACGAGGAAGCTGACTTTGACCTGGAGGATCGTATCGATGATCTTCGGGCTGAGTTTGAGCAATATGGTCAACTCACTCAAGAGACGGCTGAGGAGCTTGGCGAGGAGCTAACTAAGCAGATCGAGGATGCCCTACAACAAGAGCAGGAATCTGATGCTGTGGCTCTTACGCCTGAGCAGACAGCCGAGGTGCAGGCAATCGCTGGTGGGCCTGAGGCTTATCGACAGATGGTTGAGTGGGCTGAGACGCTCCCCCAAGCAGCCCAAGATGCTTACAACAGCGTGATCGACAGTGGTGACCTGAACGCCATCTATTGGGCCGTCCAGGGGCTCAAGGCCCAGTATGTCGAGGCTGTGGGCAATGAAGGTCCACTGCTCCGGGGCAAGGCTCCCACCTCCAAAGGTGATGTCTTCCGGTCCATGGCTGAGCTTGTCCGTGCTCAAGCAGACCCCAGGTATGAATCGGACCCTGCCTACCGACAAGATGTGTTTGACAAACTTGATCGATCGGGAACGCTTGTATGAATTGATAATCAAACTGACTCCCTAACTAAACATGCCTTTTCCCGCTAACCCAGTACCTGGGCAAGTTCATACAGAAGATAATACAACTTATATCTACGGTGGTCTGCTGAATGGTTGGTGGCGTCAAGCCGTATCTTCTGGCAACGATTCAACATTTCCACCTTCAGGGGCTCTTACCAGTCAAGTGACACAACCTCGCTTGAGCATCGCTGCAGTGGCTGGTACATACACCATTGATGTTGCCCGTGCAAACGAATTCCGTTGTGCCGCCGCTATCAACGGTGCCACTACAATAAACCTCAGCAACCTTACAAGTATTCCACCCAACACTCTCTGGCGTGGCGTTCTTTCCTTTACCTACACAAGCGGAACAATCACTTGGTTCGCTGGAAACGCTGGCTTTACAGTTAAGTGGGACGGAGGTTCAGCCCTAACTCCCACTGCTGGTGAAGTTGAGACTGTGGTAATCACCGTTGTAGGGGGGACCAATACTATCGAAGTAGCCGCCCTGCGGGGGAGGGCTTGATGTTAGGTCGTTCGATGCTGCTGGCTGCTGCTGGTAGTGTTGCAGGTGCTGGTCCTCCGCCTGCCACAGGAGGAACTGAGTCAACCATTGATGTATCTGGGACTCTCTACAGAGTCCACACGTTCACTTCAAACGGAACTCTTGTCGTCAACTCAACCATTACTGACGTTGAGTACCTAGTCATCGCAGGTGGAGGTGGTGGTTCTGCTGGTTCTGCTGGTGCTGGAGGTGGCGGAGGTGCTGGAGGGTATCGGTGTTCCGTCCCAGGAGAGCCATCTGGTGGAGGAGCTAGTGCTGAGTCTCGTTTAACACTTACCCCAGCATCATACCCAGTTACTGTTGGGAGTGGAGGCACTCCAGGTAACAACGGTAATAACTCACAATTCTCCACAATTACCTCTGTAGGAGGTGGTCGAGGCGGTAGAAACTCTGCAGCAAGTGGAGGTTCAGGAGGTGGTAACGGTGGTGGTACCTCAGGAGCCAGTGGAACAGCTTCCCAAGGCTACGCAGGTGGTGGAGACCCCACGGGAGACTGGGCTGGAGGCGGCGGCGGCGGTGCTGGTGGCGTAGGTCAATCCGCAAGCGGCGTTGCTAGTGCAGCAGTGGGAGGTAACGGTGGAGTAGGTGTAACATCTTCCATTACAGGAACTGCAGTAGCACGTGCTGGTGGAGGTGGTGGTTCCGACTTCACTGGGGGATCCATTGGCCTAGGCCAAGCTGGTGGAGGAAATGGAGGAAGTGACAACGGTAGTGGGCTTTCAGCCACTGCGAATAGTGGCAGTGGTGGAGGTGGAGGAGCAGGAACTGGTGCTGGAGGTTCTGGAGGTTCTGGAATCGTCATTATTCGCTATAGGCTCTAATTACCATGAACATGATCCGTGTCTTTCCTAATGGCTCAACAAGCTATCCATACACCTTAACTCAACTTCGACAAGATTTCCCTAACGTCAGCTTCCCTCGTACACCAACCGCATCAGACTTGCAACCGTTTGGTGTTTTTCTAGTTACTGTTGTTGAGCCTCCAAGGTATGAGCCGTCAACAGATCGACTTGAAGAGATTCAGCCTCAAAATGATCGAGGCACCTGGCGGCAACGTTGGCAGACCGTAAGGCTCTCACCTAAAGAACAGGCTGATTGGCGGAAGCAGAACGTGACCCCTCGGTGGGTTGAGTTCAGTACAACCGTAATGGGCGATCCTGCGGTGAATACCATGCTCGGTGCATTGATCCAGAATGTTCCTGGACTGTACGGTGGGCTCACTGTTGGACTGCAGCAGGCAAGTGTGGGAGACACCCGCACATTTCTTTATGCCTGGTCTGCAGCACGTTCGCGTGGGTTCGTCAGCAATGAGCTTGCAACGGCTGTTGCTGCAATGGCTGTCAACACTGACTTGCCGGAGGAGTTTGTCTCGGCATTGACTTCGCCGCGACCCTAACTGGTTCATAATTGTAGATCCACCATCCTTTTAGTCCATCACAATAATCCGTACTAAGGACAATGCCCTTTAACATCAACCCCCAAAATAGCGCAACCGAATACGTTCCTGGTGAGATTGAGACTCGCGTCCTTTCGCAAGATCGGACTGTAACAGCCAACACCACTCTGGTTACCGTCCCTGAGTTGAGCTTTAGCCTGGCTCGATTCCAGCGTGTGCTGTTCCGCTTCAATCTCTTCTACAGCTCTCCTGCTGCGGCTGACTTCAAGTATCGCCTCCGGGTCGTAGATACTGCAGTGGCACCTGTAACCCTCACGCAGTACCGCGCCTTCCGCGAGACCTGGGTTCCTGATGCTACGGCTCTTGCGTTTGCTTTGGACACCAGCAACAACGGGACCACGGACATCGCTCCTGTCCACGCTGCCAACACTGATGGCTTCATTCGTGGTACTGGCATCATCCACAACGGAGCTACTGCTGGTGAATTCCAGGTTCTCTTCGCTCAGAACACTTCCGATCCTGGTAACACCATCCTTCGTGCTGGTAGCTTCATCGATCTTGAGTATATCTGATCTCTGAGTGCCCGAGTCCGTGGCATTGTAACGGCTCTAAGTCCTTCTTTGGAAGGCCGGGGGATTGATCACCCCCGACAGAACACCCCTCATGCCTCTCAACGATGCACAAACAGAGGGGTCTCTTACCTCCATAGCTCAGTCTGGTAGAGCACGCCTTTCATACGGGTATGGTCCCTGGTTCAAATCCAGGTGGAGGGATTGGCTTTAGGCCCGATACGTCGGATACCCTTTAGCCGCAAACGACAGTCGGATAGACGACACAATGCTTACTTTTCAAGCGCGCAAATAATCTCGGATCCGAGGAACTGACTTACTCACTTCCTCAATTCAATGGCTAATACCGTTCAATCGGTAATCGGTGCAATTAACAAAGCTGTACCGGATACCGCTGGTTCTCGTGCTTATGACACTAAGTACGGGACCTATCTCAAGATGTTCTCTGGCGAGATGTTCAAGGCGTACGAGAGCGCCTGCGTCGCCAAGGGCACCATCATGAACCGCTCCATCAAAGGAGCCCGTAGTGCCCAGTTCATCTTCACTGGCCGGATGCAGTCGGCCTATCACATCCCCGGCACGCCCATCCTGGGTAGTGGGGATCCCCCGGTGGCTGAGAAAACCATCGTCTGCGACGACCTGCTGATCTCTCACGCATTCGTCTACGACCTGGACGAGACCCTCGCCCACTACTCCCTGCGCTCGGAGATTGCCAAGAAGATCGGTCATGCTCTTGCTGAGAGCTACGACAAGAAAATCTTCCGCATCATCGCCAAGGCTGCACGGGAAGCTCATCCCATCACTGCTGCTCCTGGTCCCGAACCGGGTGGTTCCATCATCCGTCTGGGTGTCGGTAACCAGTATAACGCTCAAGCACTGGTTGATGCTTTCTTTGAAGCCGCTGCCATTCTGGATGAGAAGAACCTGCCCAAGGATGGGCGTACTGCTGTGCTGAATCCTCGCCAGTATTACGCACTGATCTCGCAGGTTGATAGCAACATTCTCAACCGTGACTTTGGTAACAACTCTGGTTCCCTCCAGAGTGGTCAAGGTCTCTACGAGATTGCCGGCATCAAGATCAAGACCAGCAACAACCTGCCCTTCCTGGCCGGTACCGTGAACAGCGTTGCTGGTGAAAACAACGATTACAGCGGTGACTTCAGTACCCACTGTGGTCTGATCTACTACAAGGAAGCTGCCGCTTGTGTCGAGGCTATTGGTCCTTCGGTGCAGACCAGTGGTAGTGATGTGAAGGTCATGTATCAGGGCGACCTGATCGTTGGCCGTCTCGCTATGGGTGCTGGCACCCTCAACCCCGCTGCTGCCATCGAACTGCAGGCTGCAGCCTGATAAGGAGAATAGTCAATGCCTGTACGCCAAACTTCGCTTGGTGTGGGTATAATTGCTGGCAGCTCCACGTTCTTTCCCCCTCGCCCTGTCGAGTATGGAAGGGATCGTGGGGTTGCCGCTCTTTCTCTCATCACCAACGGCACCTCCGGTGCAACTACCACTAACCCGGCTGCTACAACTTGTGAGCGGCCGAATCTTCAGTCCGGTCTGACTGTAACCCTGACTGCTACTGGCGGTGTCTATACCGCTGTTGCAATCAACACTGCCGGTGTCAACTACCGCGAAGGTGACGTTCTCCTGGTGCCTCTGGCTGCTGGGACCGGCGGAACCGTCCGTCTGATCGTCACCAATGTGAGCCCTGCTGGGGCTGTCACTGGCTGTGCAATCTGGACGAACGTGACTGCTGGTGCTGTCACCATTGGTCCCACGGCTACCCTCCCTGAGGAGCCCTCCAGCGGTCCCCTCGGCTTGACCGTCAACGCCACTGCTTCTGGTGGTGTCGTGACCACCCTGGCTGTTGTGGGTGCTGGTCGTGGATACCGGATCGGTGACATTGTGACTATCGCAGTTACTGGTGCTACCGCTCCCGTGACTGCTTCTGTAACCGCTCTTACTGGTTAATATCAATGGCTCTTTCTAACGCTCTTGGCATCGTTGCCACTACCGGCAACCTTCCTGGTTCCGGTGCTATTTCTGGCGGTGTGGCTGGTGCTGCTTCCCGTATCTCGGTGGTGAAATCCCGCCAGCAGTACGGTGGCGCCGCTATCCCTGACTCCGCTGTCCGCTCTGTGACCACCAACCTCCGCATCGCCTACCCTGGCGTCGAAGGTAATATCACCGACGTCTGATTAACGTTTAACACAAGGCTCCTTCGGGGGCCTTTTTTTTTTATCTATAACCGATGTCATACCCAGCTACCCTCACCGACACCGAACTGTCCGCAGTGAACCAGATTCTGGGTGCGGTCGGTCAGGCACCGAGTACAACCCTCGATGATACCAACCCAGAAATCGCAATTATCTACGATACTCTCGTAGCCGTCAATCGAGAGATCCAATCGGAAGGTTGGGCCTTCAACAGAGAACGGGAATACACCTTCACTCCTGACGTTAATAAGGAGATTCTACTGCCTGACAACATCGTCCAAATTGTTCTCTCTGACCTGCCTGAGAACCGGGACATTGATGTAGTGCCCAGGGACAAGAAACTCTACAACAAAACTGATCACACCTTCCTGTGGGATCATGAGGTCAAGTGCGACATCACCTGGCTTTTCGACTTTACGGATACTCCATCCCCCTTCAGGGACTATGTGGTTGCGCGATCTGCTGTTATCGCAGCTACGAGGATTATTGGCGATAAGACGCAGTTTTCACTTCTGAAGGATCGGGAGCAATCTGCAAGAGCCATGGTGCTTCAGTACGAGTGTGAGCAGGGTCAATACAGCATGTTTGGCTTTCCGAATGGTCGAAACTTCTACTCCTCATACCAACCCTATAAAACTCTCTCTCGCTGATGACTACTGTAACCCAACGCATTCCCAATTTCCTGGGTGGAGTCTCTCAGCAAGCTGATACCCTGAAACGGACAAACCAGCTTCGCAAGTGTATCAATGCTTACCCTGATCCTACGTTTGGTTTGATCAAGCGTTGTGGCGGAAAGTTCATTACAGAGCTTAAGTCTGCAGGTGGGACAATCTACGCCCCTGGATTCTTTGATAATGGGAAATGGTTCTCGATCTTTAGGGACAAGGTTGAGCAGTACCTTGGGGTCATCAAAGGTGCTCAGATCTACATTTGGGATATTCAGACTGGTGAACCTAAGACTGTGACTATGGTTGGTGGTGCTGCTAGCTACCTTACAGGTACAAAGCCTGAAGACTATCACTTACTGTCGATCAACGACTTCACCTACGTCACCAATAGAACCAAAGTAGTATCCGCTCAAGCCGCCCCCGCAGCATGGGTCAACAACTATGCGTTCATCAGCGTCAGGGCCATCGTAACCAACTCTACCTACAAGGTAACTATCAATGGTAATACTGCTACTTACAATACTCCAACATCTGGAGTTATTGATATTGACACTGTCTGTAATGGTATCGTATCTGCAATCAATGGTCTCGGCATATCTGGCCTGACTGCCACTGTTATTGGACCTGGCATCATGTTGTCCCGTTCTTCCACCTTCTCCATCAGTGTGAGAGGTGGTGTGACTGGGGACGCTATCGAAGTCATGCAGAAGACGGTCCCTAATATCAGTAAGCTGCCTACACAGTGTCAGCAGAACTATATCGCCCAGGTGAAGAATACCTCTGGTGAAGAGGACGACTACTATGTCAAATTCATCGCAGATAATGGGGTTTCTGGTCCTGGTATCTGGGAAGAAACGATCCGGCCTGATGTCTCCCCAGGACTGCAGGCTTCCACCATGCCACATGAGTTGGTGAGGATGGGTGATGGCAGCTTCCAGTTCAGGGAGGTTAGCTGGGAACCTCGGCTTGTTGGAGATGATGAGTCTAACCCATTTCCTAGCTTTTATGGGCAGACGATCCAGCAAATGTTCTTTTACAGGGACAGGCTAGGTGCCCTCACCTACAGCACTGTTGCTCTTAGCCAGGCTGGTGATTACTTCAACTATTTCATTTCATCTGCTCTGACCAGCGTTGACTCAGATCCAATCGATGTCAACACTTCAACCACCAAGCCTGCAGCAATGCGAGCCGTTGTTCCGGTCTCTCAAGGGTTGGTGCTGATGAGTACAGGTGAGCAGTTCCTACTGTCATCCTCAAACGACAGCCTCACTCCTGGCAGTGTTGTCGTGAAATCTATCTCTAGATACCAGTACGATATCAGTACAGATCCTGCAGATCTTGGGGTTACATCCGCGTTTGTCACAAAGAGTTCTGCTTACACCAGAGTCTTTGAGATGGAAACTCTTGGATCAGACGTAGCCCCCTTCATGAACGACATCACAAAGATCGTTCCAGAATGGATTCCAAGCAACATCAGCTTGGTGGCTGGCTCTGGTCAATCCTCCCTCCTTGCTCTGGGATCCCCAGCAAGTCCAGACGTCTACCTCTTCCAGTTCCTGTCTGACGGACAGAAGCGGCTGAAGGAGTCCTGGTTCCAGTGGAAGCTATCTGGCTCAGTCCAGTACCACACGATCGAAAGCGACGTCTACTGGGCTGTTACCGAGCAGGAGGACTCCTACGTCATCCAGTCAGTCAACCTGATTCAGAGTCCAGCAAGCTCGTCCATCCAATCAACAGATGGAAGTCGTGTGGACCCTCGACTGGATCACTGGCGAGTTGATGTAGCGAAAGTTTTGTCTGGCACTGACACCAAAGTCTACCTTGGCTTCGTTCCTGATTCCACCAAAACCATTCAGGTGGTTGTTGCCAACTCCACAACCAATGGGCCTGACTACACAAACTCTGGAACCATCTACACTCCATCAACGATTGCACAAGATGGAACAGGGTGGTACGCCCTCATCGAGAACGAAGATCTCACAGCTGAGAAGCTGATCGTCGGCTACTCGTTTGACTACATTGTTGAGCTGCCTGCAATCTACTATCGCACAGGTGATGACAAGTCCCTGACCGATTACACTGCGTTCCTTTCAGTTGCACGGATAAAGTTCAACTTTGGTCTCAGTGGTGAAATCGGTCTCAAGGTTGAGGCGGCGGGACGTGAGGTCTGGGAGACCACTGCTGGTGTCAACAAGCTCAATACCTACAGGTTGAACGACATCCCATTCTTAGCAGAGGGTGTTTTCACCTTACCCATCTATCAACGATCTGAGAACTTCCGAGTATCAGTTACGTCAACAAGCCCATTCCCCGTGAGTCTGCTCTCAGCTATGTGGGAGGGTAACTACTCACCTAAATTCTATAAGAGAGGAACTTAAGATATGGTCGCTATTCCAGGTGCTGTTGTAGCTGGTGGTATCAGCCTTCTTGGTGGGCTCTTTGGCAATGCCTCTCAAGCATCTGCGCAGCGGGCTGCCCGTCGTGATGCACAGAGGCTCGCAGACTACGAGAATGAAACCAACCTCCTGAACTGGGAGTACGCCAACACCATCCGTGACTTTGAGTACAAACAGTCACTCAGGATCTACGATAAGTCGAAGGAGGTATATGGTAAGCAACTAGGCTTCAATCAATCTGCTGCAGCACGCAGCTATGAAGCTGAGAACCGCAAGATGCGGGAGTATCTGCAGGGCATGGCTTTCCAGAAGCAAGATGGTTTCATCCAGATGCTTCAAGCACAAGGGAAGGCCCAAGCTGGTTCGACTCCCGGTAGATCTAGTAAGAGGCTGGTTAGTGATGTGCTCTCCCAGTACGGCAGGAATAATGCAATTCTGGCAGAGAACCTGCTGAGTAGGTATAAGCAACAACAGTCGGATATTCAGGACATCGCTCTGCAGAAGGAGGGTGCAGACCTGGCAGCTTACGAGCGTCTTGGGCTGAAGCCTCTCAAGCCGCCCGCTCCTCCCAAGCCAATAGAGAAGCCTGTGGCCGGCGGATCGAGCAACCCACTCCTGGCGATTGGAGGAACCATCGTCAACGCCATTGGTGCCGGATTCAGCTACAAATCACCTACGTAAATAAATGGACACTGTGCAGTATCAAAGCAGTGCCAAGAGCACGGCTTTTTCTCCACTGCAAGCACCGGATCAAACTGGTGCAATGCGGCAGCAGTTGAATGATCAACTCCGCTGGATGCGGGAAGATCAGCAGATGATCATTGATGATCGTCGTCAGTTTGCTGCAGCACTAGCTAGAAACAACAATCTCAACTCAGAGGCAAGTCAGAGAGATCTGGAAGCCTTGGCTGGGATGTCAAAGACTCTGACGGACACGCTCCTTCAGATCAAGAAGGATAAGGATGAAGATGACCTGCAGGAGGGCTTGGCCCTCTACTACCAAAACGGTCTTCCTCCAGATCAGGTTGCTGCCTTTGAAGCAGACGAAAAGAGGCTCGCTGAAGCCAGAGATCAAACAAACCTCTATGCTGATCGGCTGGCAAAGAACGGTGCACCTCCTGATATTGTGGCCACAGTTCGTGGTCTCTCAGGTTGGAAGCGCTACGGCTTCATGACTGGCTTGGCTCAGGATGCTGGTCTGAAGTGGGGCGACTTCCTGGAGAATGCGCTCAACACCGACAACACAACCCAGGTCGATCTTGGCAACGGCCAGACCATCACCCCTGCTCAGGCCCAGGACAAGGCTCAACTGGCTGCCGTGGCTTCTGTGCTGCGGAAGCAGTACCTACGCATGAACGGGCTCACAGGAGCCAATCCGGCACTCCTGAACAAGTACCTCTTCCCCAATATGCGCCAAGGAGAGGATCCAGTCATCAGCAGCGGTATCGCCAAAGTATGTTGACTCAGGCCCAAAATACCATCGATGAGAACGAAGGGCTGCTCACTACAGGTCTTCTGAGTCAGGGTACATCTGGGACTGCCTTTAATCAGTTCGTCAGCAACCTAAGCTCCGTCATCGATCCAAAGACAGGACAACCTCTTGGTTTTGGTGGATCCCGTGATAGGGCACTCACGATCATCGAGTCTCTGGCCCGTGATGGTCAGATCGATGAAAGCACCCTTACACAAATTGAAGAGACGCTGATTCCAGGCAGCACCACTGAGACATGGGGCGGCAAGTTCCCGCAGAAATTCATCGGATTGCGAGATTCTATCCGAGACGGCAAGGAGGCTGACCTCGCTGCTGCAGATCGATCGGAAGCCAGGGCTGACAAGGATCGAGTTAGAGAGCTAATTGCGCTGGCAGAGCAGAAGGGTGGCTTCACCAAAGCTGAGAAGGAGGAAATCCGTAGTGCATTTGCTCTGGCTGGCAAACCTATGCCGGCAGAACTGGATCAACTCCTGACTGTTGAGCAGAAGGAAGATAGCCAGGCCCGTGAATACCTTGAGGCTCAACTGGCCTCTGGTCGAGGTATCTCTGAAGCTGAGTTGAGGTCTAGTGGGTACTCTCCTAAAATTATCAACGAATATATTGGGAGAGTCCGTCAATTTGAAACAAACATTGCAAAGAATCCTGCGTTTGTTGCTGGGGCTGCTGCTCTCCGTAAGAATCTAGAAAACCTTACCTTAAGGGGAACTTCTCCCGGTGCTCGTCCTCACTGGACCCTGCCTCTGGCCCAAGCTCAGGCTGAATCGCTGCTTCGTGCAGAGACCCTGAAGAACATCCAGACTGGTATGACCCCTGAGGCTGCAGCAGCGGCAGCAGTCATCACCGTTGAGAAGCTGATTGCAGATGGTCAGCCAAGCTCCAAAGGTAGAGGTGTAGGTCCGTTTGCTGTAGAAACTGCACCAGGAAACGACAAGGTTCCTAGGGTCAACGGTGCCTATGTTGGTGTACTTGCTGGTCTTAGTGCTAGTCGGCGTCGAGCCCAGATCAGTGAACGGGAGTTCGGTGTACTTGTTCAGAAGTTTACCCAGCACAGGGGTAAGGCTCTAGACATGCAGCTTATCAGTCCTGATGACTATCAGCAGCTAGAAGCTATTCGACGTGACCCGACTGCTCAATTTCCGTCCAGCGTTCTGTATCTTGCACGGGAGACAAAGCTCTCTCCGTGGGATATTGCTGATCGTCAGCTAGTCGCTGCCGGCAAGGCGCCTCTCACCAGGCCCCCTGAGATTGAGTGGAGCAGCACCCAGGTTGACCAACGTCTTCGTAGGCTGCTGGACTTCTCCTCATCGACCAGGCGCACCCAGCGTGCATTCAGTGGAACTCCTTGGAACATCAACAAGGTTCCGAATGGTTGGGGCAAGTTTGTTGAGCAAGCTGCGGCCCAGTATGGCCTCGATCCTGCCCTTCTGGCTGGTCTGCTGGCCCATGAGAGTGCTGGATGGAATCCTAACGCTCGATCCTCTGCAGGGGCTGTTGGCCTTGCACAGATCATGGACAACACACTGGCTGATGCGGGGATCTCCTCACAGGATCGACTGGACCCGAAGAAGTCTATTTTCGCTGCAGCACGGATCCT